CGCCGTATCCGTAGATCGACGCGCTGGGACCGGGGCCGACAGCGAGTCGAGCCGCGTAGCCACTACCTTGCGTGCCAGCCGGGTATCCGACTGGGCCGGTCAACGGCTCGATCGGCTTCTCGGTCTGCTTCCATTGTTGTGCTAACGAGTTCGACATGTCATCTCCCTAAACTGGTGGAGGAACCACCACGGCTCCTGATTTCGTTCCCTCATGCCCACACTCCAGCTTGCAGTGGTCGCACTTCTCGGCGCTGACCTCACAACGCGATGTCGGCCCGTCGAGCGAACAACCTCCGAGGAGGATCAGGCCGATGAGTAATGCGGTCTTCATCGGCGCGATGCTATGCGCGTCAGGCCACCTCGTCAAACATCAGGTCCTTGCCCGGTTTGACACCGAGCGCCATCGACTGCAGGCGCAGCACTTCAGCCGCAGCGGCTTCGTACACTGCCGGCTCCACCCGCGACCGGTTGTTGAACGGATGATCCTTGTTGCCACGGATCTCGCCGAGCTTCACCTCAGCCTCGGTACGGGTCTCGACCGATGGCAGGATGCGTTGCAGATCGGTACGGCCCGACTCCTGGTATGCGGTCCCGAGTTCAGCCATCGCCTTTGCGAATCCAGGGTCAGTGAACACCCGTACCCGCATCTCCTCACCGCCGACCTTCATCGCAGCCGCCTCGGCGAGCTTCAACTTTGCATCGAATGCCTGCCCCCACTCAGCCTTCAGCGCTGTCTCAGCAGCAGCGAGTACAGCTCGTGATGCTGACGTTGCGTTGACCATGATGTCCAACTCAGCCTTCATCAGCACCTTGAACTGGTCGTTAGATAGACCGAGTGAATGGGCACGGGCCTTCACCGCATCGACCTGGGACTGCGCGATCTTCAGATCCGCCGGCAGCTCACCGTCGTACTTGTAGTCCTCGGGCTTCGCCGGCTTCACATAGTCGGTGAACTTATCCTTGGGCACGAGTCCAGCCTTCTCCATCTTCACAGCGAAGTCAGCCCGGTCAGCGTCCGACGAATTCTCACTGGGGATGCGGATCGCACCTCCATAGAGTCGTTGGTAATCCACTGCCTGCTTCGCAATGTCTGCTATGCTCTTCGCGTTCTTCACGATGTCAGAGCCACTGATCGTGGCATCTACCGCGCCATGCGTTGCGTCATTCCAATCCATGTCATTTCCCCTCGGTGATATCAATCAACATCTGCACTAACTCTTGTTGACCGCATCGGTACGCGGTCCGGTATTGGTTGTCCGCAACGAATGGCCGAGCAGTGTTCGCCTGCAGTTCCTTCAGCAACCACTTGCCAAGCTCGGTGCCGAATACACCTTCGATGGCCTGGTTGAATTGGCGCTCGTGGTCATCCATCAAGCAACCCCTTGACGCATCTGCGCTACGTTACTCATCTGCTCACCCTGCGCCTGCAACACTGCTTTGGCACCATCCGGGCCCAGACCCTGGCCGAGGTTCTTGGCGACTTCGCTCTTCTGAACCGCTTGATCCTGCTGCACCTGCTGATCGATCGCAGCCTTGCGCTCATCACGCAGCGTCTTGATCTCATCCTTCGAGCGCAACACCTTCGCCGGCACGCCCATCAGCGTCGCCTTGAGGATCTGTGCCTTGTCCACGTCGATGACATCGATCGCGTCGGTATAGCCTTCCTTCGCCATCGCGGCCGACTCCATGATGAAACGGTCGATAGCTTCGATCTGCCCAGATTTCTGAGCCATTGCGAGGGGTCCGACGTATTCAACTCGAAGCTCACTGCCCATCTGTGCCAGCGCATCAGGGACCGGCATCAGCGCGTTCTTCCTGTACATGATGCCGAATAGACGCTGGATCAGCGGGTTGAGCAGGTCCGACTGCAGCTGAATCAGCGTTGCTCCGAGCGCGTGGTACACCTGCTCGACCCGCTTCGCTACCTCGAACGCCGTCATCTGCCCAACAGCTTCACGAGGGGGCAATTCAAGTTGATTGTAGTAATAGATCTCGCGGATCTGCAGCCGGTTGTCCTCCAGCTGGATCATGTGGTGGTTCAGGTCCGGGCGCATGTCCCACGGTTGTGTTTCGTCCATTTTCCGAACCGTGGTGATCCCCTTCGCGCGGATGTCGAGATCACCGACCATGTTTCCCCTCACGGATTTAATTGGGGGGTCGATTGCTTTGGCCCATGCCGCGAGTTCGAGGCTGACCGACTTGTTGACAGTTGCAACTGTAGGGTGTGCGCGCTCGCCGGGCCCGTAACCATACTGATCGCCTGATTTTTTCCGCCACCGGGCGAAGAAGGAAGCCTTCTCGTACGTGCCACTGTCATCGATCAGTTCCTTTGTCGTTTGACAGATCCATACCTCAGCCCACGGCCTGTCTTTCGCCAACATCATTGTAGAGGGGACATCACGATCACGTCGGAACCGGCAACGCAACACCTTCATCGGCTTGTCAGGGTTACCCTCTTCGACGCACTTCGACACGTCGGGTGGGCACTTGTCGCCAAACTTGTCCATCATCTGCGAACAGGTCATGTCGTAGCAGGTGAACACCTCATCGACGTTGCCGTCACCATCCTCTCCGATCGATACGTCACCCAGGAAGTTGGACTTGAAAACAAAACCCTGGAACTCGGTGTCAACCTGATTGCCGATACGCTCGTCGGCATCGAAGCTGCACGATCCGAGCACACCGAGGTCAAGATAGGCCTGTCCCAGTTCTACATCGAAGTTTGAGTTGCGTAGCGAATTGCGAATCCTATCCTCTGTGTCCTGCAGCCACTCCATCGCGGAGTCATCCTCGTTCAACTCATCATCCTCGAACCGCAACGTGAACCACGGACTCGACGGTGATGTCAGTGCCTCATGCATCCGGGTCGCAAGTCGCTCGCTGGCAATGAGTGCGGTGCTATCGAACAGCAGTTCAGACCCGCGCTTCGATCCCTGGTGGTGCGTGGTCTCGAATGAGCGCTGCTGAGGCATCTGGTAGAAGCAGATCAGGTCCCACAGTTCACGCCAATCGCCTTGCGTAGCGATACGCTGTTCCTGAAGTTTTATCAGCATCGGTGTGTTGTACGTAATGATCATTCAAGTGCTCCCAATGTATCGAATGGCTCGCATATTGGCCGGCTTCTGTGACCACTGCTCGATGTGCCTCGCGCAGTACCGTGATGCGTCCATCAGGTGATCGTTGGCCTTGACGATCTTGCCTTTGTCATCCCGACGATACAGGCGAAACTCCTCGAACCACAAGTCCAGGTGCCTGAACACCTTGAGCCGACCCGTCGTCATCCGCTCGTATAGGTTCCAGATCCCAGACTCGACGGTGTTGTCAGCCGGCAGCACATGCAACTCCTTCGAGTAGTCATCCATCAGGCTGATGCCGTCCTTCGCTTTGCCTGCGCCGGCAGCGCTCGGGTCGATAAATCCGGTCATCCAATCACCGCGCTGTTTGATAGCGCTGATGTGCGACGCGGGCTCGGCTTGCCCCCTCTTGTAAACGTCAGTGATGTAGATCGTGTCGGTGCCGTAGTCACGCGCCATCCATACAGCTGCGGTCCAATTCCACCCGACATCGAAGCCGTACGCTCTCGGCATTAGGTCAGGCACCTCGAACATGTCGCACTTGATGTCGTCCTCATCGATCGGGTAGATGGCACCGGACCCGAGCATCGGTATCCCACGGGTTCGAGCCTTGACCTGGTACGCGGGGATCGACTTGAGCAGTCGCTCCTTCTCCTGACTACCCAGGTGAGGGGCGTCATCCCATCCGGCGTTTGTGACACCTACCATGTAGGAACCCCCTCGACATAATACTCATCGGTCCTCACGCTCCGAGCCGCAGCGGCTTCGTACCGCGTCAGGACGCTGATGAACACGTCGGTGGGGACTTCGGTATGAACACAGGCTTCTTGCACTCTCTCATTCCATCTCCTCGGGTTTATCGTTGGGCAGCTTCCCACCGGGCAGGAAGTGTAGGCAGACGTCTGACATTCCAAGCAGAGGTGTGAACGTCGCGATGATCTGCCCCGGCAATCGTTCTGCACGCGTTCCCATCGTTCGGATCTGGCACTCGGCGTATATATCCATCGCCGGCTCCTCATCCAACCAGATGAGATCCATCTGCGTGCCTTGAAAAGTTTTTCGTCCCTGTTCGTATGATTTGAACTGGATGATGCTGAGGTCATTGGTCGTCTCACGCTTGATCCACGCGGTGTCGATCATCTCACTACCGCCCCGCTTGTACGTCACGTCGGCGATGAGCCTACGCGGGATCATGCCAGTGCCAAGCTCACCGCGCGGGCCGAACAGCACGGGCTGGATGATGTCACGCACCGTGTCATTCGTATCGCCGGCAGCCCAGGCCTTGATGGCGTAGGGGAACACGACGCCGGGCCACCACTCAGGGTAGAGCCCGGTCAGGTGCAACGTCACCTCGTACCCGCCTGCGATCGTCTTACCAACGCGGTTGGCGCAGATCATGGCGCGCTCGACCTCGGTCAGACCCATCTCCCAGAACCGCATGTGCTTTCGATACTTGTGGTACGCTAACGGCCCATCTAAGGGGAACCAGTTCCGCAACTGGTTCTCACGTAGCTGCAATTCATACTTCGAGACGAGGTCCTGAAGCGATACGCGCTCTGCCTTCGTCAGGCTCATGCCCGCTTCGCGGTGCGCTTCATCTCAGGTGCCGGCAAGTCTTCGGTCACTGGCACCGACTGCTTCGGGATCTGCACCAACCCCAAAGACGCCCGCTTGATCCGCAGCACACCGAGCACGACGCCGGAATCCATGCGGCATGTGCCGCGATGGTTCCACACTCGAAGCGTGCAAGCCAACGACACGCCGAGCGGTGCGTCAATGTAGCTATGCGGTGTGGCGAATGAGCCGCCTAACTCGATCGACGTTACTTCGAGCCCGTTCTGCGGCACGATGACGTCAGGCTCATACCGGCACTCGTCGCCCGGATAGAGGATGAACTGGTCACCGCCATCGATCATCATCTCCAGCGTGCCATTGCCATCGTTGCGGATCTCGATCTTGTGCATCAGCCGTAACTTTCTAACGTCGTACATACTCGGTGCCCCTTAGTGAGGTTGTTGGTGAATGTCTTTCTTCGTAGTGATTGCTTGTATGCGAACGAGCAACTCCTCCTCGGTCATCTCGGGCTCGCGAACCGGCATCAAGTGCGTGAGGATCAGTTCGCGTGGGATGAGTTTGGCAACGACGTTGGCATACACACCGGGTTCTTCGCGTCGCAGCCTGTCGACGAGCGCGGTCGCATTGATCGCGAGATCGTCGACTAACGCATCCACTAAGGTGAGCAATCCGTTGCGATCTCGTGCCCCCTTAGGTCGCCCGTTAGGGTTGCCGCTCGGCTCGCCTTTGACGAACTTCCCCTTCGCATCTCGGGCCATCCGCTAATCTCCGGTAAAAACTGGGGGCACTCTACGCCGCGTTGTGCTCTGGCATCAACAGCCCGCGATCCGCGAGTACCCTCACAAAGGCCCCAAGGTCCGCATCCGATACGAAGTCGTCCGGCTTGCCCGCCAAATGGTCGAGCCAGTCGCGCACCTCGCGCTCGCTCTTTTCACAGCGCCGATCCCGGTACATCAAAGGTTTGCGAAAGTCAAGGGATTTAGCGCCTTGATGTACCTTTTTTTCCGGATACGAGCAGAACCGGACTGTATTCGCCGACTTCAGATATTGATCATCTTCGAGTCCTTTTTGAATTTTCCGGTGGGGGGGTAGGCTTACTAT